TGGTACAACATGACAATTATATGCCGCTAACTCTTCCATTTTAAAATTTCGTATAGCAACACGATTTGTCGCACAATTAATTATAGAAGTATTGAATTGATGTTGCGCACCACTAAAAATTATAATATCTTTTAAAGAAATATTAGTTTTTTCTATAATATAATCAATAATAAATTTATAATCATATTTGTATGTTGGTGCTTCATCTTTGTGTTCAAATAATATTTTAAATTTATAATTTTTATTTTCTGCAGATTTTTTGTATTTTTTTATAAGATTAATTAAATTCTTATCATTGGCGTCAATAGTATTTTTTACTTTATTAATATCAAAAACTTCATACTTGGATATAACAAATAAAAAATTATTTTTAAAATTTAATTCATCCAATAATCTTGCAAAATCATGTTCATTGCCATAAGTTAAACTACTGCAATACACTACATAATTTTCCTTATCAGCAATTAACATTGCTGTTTTGATAGGAAACTTATCATTATGATTATTGGTCATATAGTAGTTATGACTTTGCTTTGGTGCTCACACGAATTGGTGCCTTGCCACTGCCGCCAGTATCTTTACCGCCACGACCTGCTGCGTTTTGTGCTTTGCGCTTACGAGTAACTGCACTCTTCTTTTGCGCAGCACTCATGCTACGTGCTTTTGCTGCTGGAACACATTTAGCATAACCACTCTTGCTACCACTGGTACCGCATGGGGGATGCTTACCACCAACTTTCTTGCCAATATTAACCCACTTGTCCTTAAACCACTTATGAAGATTGCCGCTTGCTTCTGGTAGCACTAAATTACCACAGTGCATGCAATAATCAACTTGTTCAAGTAGCACACTTTCTGTAATTGGGTCACAGCGCAGTTCTGTACTTTCTGTGGCCATTTCTGTTGCGATTTTTTTCTTATATACGTATAGTTTGTAACCTGAACTATCATCGTTAAAAATTTTATTCTGTTGAACTGGATCGGTTACAGCCTTAAAACCCATCTGCTCAAAGAATTTTGCTGCCCTATCATATAATTTAATTCTGCTTAATTCGTTTGATTTTGCGCCCATGACAATTACTTCGGCATTGGGATGTCTTGCAATAAAGTGATTTAAACAATAGGCAACACCGTTAAATATTTTAAAAACAGTATCCTTTTCAGTTCCAGTTGCAGCATGGGTATCGGGTCTTGACTGTGTTTTATTTTCGAAAGCCAATACATAATAATTTTCATTATATTCTTTAAATGTGACTTCAATTTTGGTTTTACCAACAGTGAAATCATAATCAGAACCGTAATTATCTGCATACACGTCAAAATTTTCTGGCGCTTTATTTACATCAATAAATTCTTCAATTTCTTCGCTTTCGTTCTTGACGCAGTTTGGGTATGTCTTGCCAAACATCTTCTTGTTACCTTCTTTGTGGTAACCTTTCCAACATGCTTCACCAAGAACATCTTCCATCTTCATTTGGATTTATTTCCCCAATTTTTAGCACCAGCCTTACGGCACTTAACTAGCGCACCACTTGCGTAAGCACTTGGCCATACTTTGTAACGGCTCTTTACTTTATAATAGCAAGCATCCTTCTTTTCATCTACACGAGATTCTGGTAGCATAAGTCCGCCACAATGCGGGCAACTTTCTTCTACATGGTCGTGTGCGGCACTGCCAACAATTTCATTATAATTGTCCATGCAAAGATAATCGTGGTGCTTGGATAATTTAATCATCTTTTCAGCAACATCATGCAAATCTTCATCGGTTTTTGCATCTTCACGAGCATATTCCATCATACGTAGCAGTAGCGGAATATCCATACTAACTGTATCGGTTTTGTCTGCTTCGCTTACAATCTGCCTAATACGCATTACTTTTTGCCTTTAGGTTTTTTACCACGTTTTTTCATATTAATAGCAATAGCTGCTTGCTGTGCAAGATTCTTTGCTTCATCTAACATACGCATGATATCACGACTGTTAGCACTTTCCGTACCACTTGCCATGTATTCATGGTCATCAAAGTTTTCCATTTCTTTCTTTAATGCTGCACGTTCTTGCGCTGATAGTATGCCATATGCTTTCATAATGCTTTTGATATCGCCTGACACTGGTGCTGCTGCTCCACCTGCTGCTCCACCTGTTGGTGCTGTAGTGGGCGCTGCCGCTCCACCTGCCGCTCCACCTGCTGCTCCACCTGCTGCTGGCGCTGTTGCTGGCGCTGTTGCTGTAGGAGCAGCTTGTTTTGGCGCACGGGACCCACGAGGGAATGGAATTTTCATATTCTTAAATGTAGTTTTAATTATTTCATCGCTAACGCCTTGCTTGCGTAAAAAGTCAAGAACTACTGCACTATCAACGCTTTTAGATTGCCCGCTGTATGAAAAACCAGGACCGTTTTTCCATGCATTGTTTAGCTTGTCTGCAGTAACTTTATTGGCTAAATTGCTGCCAATCGTGCTTACTTTATTACCAATAGCACTACCAATATTTTTCAAGCCTTGAACAAAACCAGCTTCTTCAATTTGATGGAAAATTACAGGAACTGCGCTTTCAAATACCCACACGCTGCGAGCGCCATCATCAAGTACGCCTTCACGTAAGAACCAATCTTGCATTGTAGCATCACGATCTACATATTGGCTGCTATTTGTAACTTTCTTAGCACCTGCGGCTGCTACTCGCTTTGCAGTATCTGATGCTGTACCAACACCACCTTGATAAATTGGATTACCCGTTGGCTTTGGAATTTTAAGTGTAGCGCCAGCACGAATTGCATCTGGGTTATTAGCATATTGTGGATTTGCATCAACTAAATCTTTTACACTTACATTATATTGTTTAGCAATAGTGCTTAAATTAGAACCATTTGGCACCTTCATAGTAGTATAATCTTGCGGACCTAAATCAGTACCAGCACGATATCCTTGAACACCTGATACATTATTTTGTGCTGCAGTTGTATCATACGGACCACCATCAGTACCAGCATGATATCCTTGAACTCCTGATACATTATTTTGTGCTGCAGTTGTATCATACGGACCACCATCAGTACCAGCATGATATCCTTGCACCTTTGATGGGGCAGGAGCGGCACCTTTAAGATAACTTGCTAATTCACGACCAAGACCAGCAGCACCAGCAGTAACACCGCCCTTAATCATAGCAGCACTTAGTTTATCGCCTTGTAGCAGACGATCTGTCATCTTCATAAGACCCAACACTGCAATGGGAGCAGCACCACCAGTTGCTAAGCCAACGACTGCAACAAGTGCGCCATAGATTAGATTTTGAATAATTGGATGCTTTTTAGCAAGCGCACGATACGCATAAACATGCTTAGCAAGACCTTCGTCACCACCAGTAGCATCTTTTAGTTTTGCAGCCATACTATCAAAAGCATTATCAAATCCTTTAACTGGACCTAAATTTCCAATTTTAGAGATAATACCTTGATATGCATTATTTACAGCAGCGCCTGCTTTGCCAGCAACATCTACGCCTTTGCCAAGCGCAGTTCTGTTAGTGCCACTTGCTCTTGCGCCTTGCTCAATTGCACCAAAAAGCGCAGTAATCTGCTCTGGACTTAGTTTTGCTTCACTAATCGCACGACCGGCACTAGTCCAACTTTCCATTAGCGGATTAAAATCTGCTGCTTCAAATAACGCTGTTGTATTCATCTTAATTGCTTCCTACCATTTTTTTGCCGGGCGGACCCTTGTCGGTACCTTTCCAATATCCAGTAAATTTTGGACCAGTTTGACCTTTGCCTTCTACTTTACGCTTTTTCTTTTTCTGATTATAGGTTCCGCCAAATAGCGAACCAACATTATTGCTGCCTGCACCACCATTCATTGCGCCAACTGCAATACCACCAGCACCGCTTGCGCCAGCACTTGCACTTTCACCGATTACATGAAAACCTGCTTGTTGTTTGCTTTTAACTTGTGTGCTTGGCACCATAATAGCCTGACCTTGCACATTGCCATTGGTATCAATCTTTGCCATTTTTACCATGCCAGGAGTCTTAGTAGCGCCTGGTGGTGTATTTGGCTTACCGCCTGGTGTGCCATTGTTGGCAGTAGGTTGTGGTGTTCCCATTTGCTGACCTTGAGGTGGTTGTAATTGACCTGGTACTTGTGGGTCTTCCATCATTTCTTCTTCTGGATAGCGCATTTCATAATCCATATAATCAAATACGCTTTCAATATAATCTGCAGCACGAGTTAGTTTGCGCTGCACCCATCCATCTAATCCTTGTTCTTCACCAACATTCTTTAGCAGTTCGTGCAACATGATTGCTAACTTTGCTGTGCGATAAAGATCAGCACGAGCCATATGAACTTCATTATCACGTGGTTCTTCACTATAATTTGAACCCATTGAATATGAACGTTGTGGCTGACTTACAATCTCACAATCACATTCATCAAGACTTGTAATAGTTTCTGGTAATTTAATAAGATAACGACCAGTAGGCAATTTCCATACAGAAGTTCCACGAAAACGTTGTAATAATTTTTCTGCATCATCGTAATTTACAATGACAGGACGATCATCCTTGTATAATATTTTTCCATATACTGAACTGTCATGAACTTTGTAGTTACTCATCTAAGATATCCTTTGAATTATTTATTAGTTTGAGGTAATCTGTATTCTATAATCTGTAGATGAATATGTAAAAGTGTTGCCCATACCATTTACTAATCTATCTTTATTGATAAAAAATCTAGCAATTTTTATTTTTTTGTTGCCTATGTTTTGTATATTAACTTTAATATTTTTTATATGTTCATACGAAAATATAAATCGTTCAACGAGCATTTTGTCACTTGTAATTGCGGGAAAAACACGTTCTACAAATAATTGATTATTTGCTGTTATTCTATAAACAATATCACCTTTAACATAATCGTATGTTTCGGGATATAAAACTATAGCAATTTCAATTTCTTTTTCTTCTAACAATTAAACACCGCAACTAAATCCTTATATAATTTAGTGCTACGTGCTCGCTCTTGAAGATTTTCACTATTTTTTATCTTATTGATTTTGGCACTCAAGCGGCGTAAATCGCTGCGAGTAAGTTTTCTGCGCATCTTCTTGCGTAGAAACGATAACGCCTGTCGTTTTAAATTGACAGGCGGTTGGTATGTTGTGGCGTGTTGGAATTCTTCCCAAAGTTCGGTAACTTCATCCCAAGTGTCAAGGGTTTGTGTATCATACATAGTAGTTCCCTCATGCTAATTCTCCCTGTTTAGCAAAACGCTTAAGTGTTTTGGCAACACGGGCGAAATCTCTATCATCATATTTGATACCAATACCACCAGCCATCTGCCATGCCGTTATGTTTTTACCATAGTCATCAACAAGAATGTTGGAAACGCCACGTTCATTGGTAGCAAACTGTGCTTTATTATGTGTTAATTCAATTCCGCTTGGCAACATGTCATTGAAATGCATATTAATCCAAGCACGTTTTCCACTTTCGCTGCGACTGTCGCCAGCCAGTGGAGTAGAACAAATATAATATTCACCAAATGTTTCTTTGACAGTGCGAACAAGTTCCCTTGCATGAGGAAGTAAGGGAAGGTCTACCCAAAATGTAGGATGGTCTCGCACAAGTTGTAATTTGGCTTCTGGGTTATCAATATCTTTATAGTGGTCTTTGCCATCAAGCCTAGCCCACTCACCAAAGAAGTCAGCCAATACGCCATCCATGTCTAGATAAACTTTGAACTCTGTTTTGACGACTTCATCTATACGCATGCGATTATTTATCCTGATTTTGACCATGCTACATCATAGCATATTCTGTGGATAAGTCAAGTATTATCCAAAAGAATGGACACGGCGCTCAACTTTGGATACCCATGCCTTACTAGGCTTTCCATGACCTTTATAGTATTGTAGCGGCTTGCCAGTTGTTTTACTGACAAGCGCCCAACGACCTTTTACTTTTTTCAATGTTTCGGTTATAAACTCGTGTGCTCTCATGATAGTTGCCCTACGCTCCAACCAGTTAGTCCAGCACCATTTGCTAGCGGTGTAAAATGGCGCACCGCATCTTGATAAGAATTAAAAGTTCCATTTTCTGATATCTGTCTACCTTGAACAAATAGCGCATACTCACCACGCCCACCAGGATTTGCAATTCTAGGTCTAGGTGCTGGTGTAAGTTCAGCAGCAGGTTGATTTACAATAGCCTCGCCTGGTCCCATATAGAACAATTCTTGTTCTTGGGTATCGGGATCAACAGCAAACATCTGAATACCATTAATGCCACCCAATGTGCCACCCCAACGCACCGAACTGCTATTGCGTCGTTGAATATCATTAGCATGCTCTTTTGCTTGTTCTGGATCGTTGTAAGTAAATGAAGTAATGGTTTGTCCAGTATCTGTGTATTTTAACAGATACTTTACAGCACGACCTGTAGCAGCACCAGAAGCAGTTGTATTTGATTGTGCCGCTTGTGGTGGCAGTGATGGCACACGGTCTTCGCCTCTACTAGTAATACGCATCATTTCATCACGCAAGTATTGTAGTGAATATTCATCTAATAGTAGAACACCAAAACGATCTGCTCGCAAACCACTTACGCCCCAATGTTTTTCAGCCGCAGGAGCAGCCATCTTTACTATTTCACTTTGATATGTTGAATACATTTCAACCTGTGGAATAAACACTATTGTTTTACTGTCCATTTCATTTGGATTAGTAGAATAGTATTGAACACGAACCATACTGTAGCCAGGGTAACGCAGACTTACATCAGCAAGTGGCATCTGACGGTCATGGGCAAACTTCACTGCTGCCTCAATCATATCATATGGAGCAGTGCCATTGATTTTTACTACTTGCTCGCCGTCTTCATTTTCCAAGAAACCATCAACTGGTCCGCTGCCTATCGGTGCAATAGGCTTACGACGCTCTTGGGCAGTGCGTAATTCTTTAACAAGTTGTTCTTTGTCAATAGCGCCAGCAGTGTATTTGGCAAACAATTGCATAGTATTGTCTTTTTCACCTATACCAGCACTTACAAACTTATACAGTTTCTTTTGATATTCTCTGCTTGCATCTTCAGTATCAGCAGCGGCACCTATGACACGAACATAACGCAACATAGTATTGCGAATTTTTTCATATTGTTCAAAATAGTTACCACCAGCACTGCGGAACTCAATATAATTTGGCTTGATATTCACGCTAACATAACGGTCGCCACGAGGAACCAATAGTTTATTGATTTCTTTTTTGGCAATATCTTGCAATCCACCACGCATCTTATCAAGGATTGCTGGTACATTCTTTCGGGCATTTCTACCACGCACTTCACGCTTTGCTTGATCAAAACTACTCTTAGTCCATCGTGAACCAGCACGACCAAATGCTTTAAGCACATACTCATCACCAAGCAACATGATTACTTTAAGATGGTCAATGTTTTCTAAGGTTTGATTAGGGATACTAACACCAATATGGAAACCTGTTGTGCGGTTTGTATAATAATCATTGCTCTTTGCCCAATCAAATACATTCTCTAACGCAGCCAAGCCATCTTCTAGGTTCATTGGAGGTGATACAAGTTCAATACCACCATCGCCATCATCATTTGGACTATCTAGCGAACTATCTGGTTCAAATATCCAAGTGCTTTCATCACGAGTTGCTCCGTGATATCCACTGCTTGCTCGTGCTTTATAACCAGTTGTGCGTCTAAAATCATCAACAACATCACCAATGTCTGTGGTTGGTTCTTCTCTACTTCTGCTATATGTATAATGCGGCCAAGTTAGCGATTCACGAGTATTGCGATTTACCCAACGCATCCAATCATACATGTCATCAATGCTATTACGACTTAAGAATCTGCCCCAAGTATATTCTTCGTTTTCTTCCATCCAATTGGTGCGAACATTATCTTTGGCATCATCAAGTTCTCGCTCACTTGCCTCGTCCATAGGCGTATCGCCTAATTCTTCTTGAACTGCGTCTTTGTAATCATCAGTGCCTTCAAATTCATTATCATAGGTTTCATATTGGTATTCACTAAATGCTTCATAGAACGATTCTAATGCACTTTCAACATCACTGCGAGTATTGTAATCGCTAACAAAAAAATCCATAACATCACGCTGACGATCACGATATGAAGCCGTGCCAGGAAAATCCTCATTGGCATCCATATCCTCTTCTTCTTCCTCATCGCCTTCTTCACCGCCAAGACCAGGAATATACATTTCGGTTTCAAATCCAACCTTCATGCTCTTGGCAAATGGAGTATCAGCAAACTTTTCAAGAGATGTAGGACTCATATTGATTTCGTTTAGGATACTTTCTTCAATACTTTCGTTACGAGGAGCAAGTTGAACTTCATAATCCTCATCACCAAGATGTTCATCTGACCAAGATTCAGCATAGCGTTCAGCACCACGAGGTGATGCTGCACGGAACTCGTGGACTACACCACCTCTGGCAATGATTTGGTATTTTACACCTTCCACAGCAGTAATGTTAGAAGATGTGGCTGTTGCATTTGCTGGAATAGCATTGCCCGTAATATCATAACCACGATCTATTTCTAACTGTGAATATTGGCGTGGTTGTTCTGGTTGTGCGGTTGGTTGAGGAATTACTTGACCTTGCGTATCCCATAGATTATTGTTGTTTGGTGATCTTATAGCAATACTTGCTAATGGTAGATTACGTTCTTGCGCAAATCTTTGGGCTGCTTGCGTTGCTGCGTAAAAACTTTGTGCTTGTGTTGCTAATAATTCTGTGCCATCGCTACGGTTTACAACAACATAGGTTGCTGCGCCACCACTGGGCAATTGTAGTGCTTGTGTACCAGCACCAGGTATTGGTGTATTTGAATCATCGTTTGCAAGGGATAAGAACCAATCGCTATCACGATAACCATATTCACGCGTCAGACGAGCAGCAATGTCTCGTGCTTGCTCATTATCTGGCGCACGAAACTGTGTAACCGCCTGCTGATTGTTTGATCTGCGGATAACATACATAGGTTGAATAGATGATACAGTTCGATCACCGCCAATTGATAATGGTTGGCGTGTTAGAATATCATCTGCTTGACCATCACGATCACGAGTATCTCTTAACGCTACTAGGTCAAATGAACGACCACTTGCTCGCACTATGCGTGTGGCAATATCATATACATCACTGTAAGTCATTCTTGGAGATACTACAAATGATTGCCATGGGTTGCCAGTTATACGACTGATAATCTGAAATGTAATACCACCAATCCCATCGTAATCTACATACGGTGTATCATCATCGTCACCACCACCAACATTTGGTTGCGGTGCTTTTGCTTTCTTGGCAAAATCACGCTTGCTTTGTGCTGTTTTAACATAACTTATAAGTGCTGCGCGAGGCATATTACCTGTTGCAAATGCTGTGAAATACTTGATAGTATCGGTTTCATCTTTTTTATCAGCAGTAAGCAGTTTGGCAAATTTCTTTTGGTATTCTTGGCGTTCTGCTTCTGGGTCAAGGGCAATGTTCATAGCATATACAACACGTAACAGTGTGTTTACTACTTCATCAGTATCCATATCAAGCCAGTTACCGCCTGGTGAACGAAACTCTACACGATTATCTTTTGTATTGATACTTGTAAACTTGTCAGTATAACCACTGTGAATAAGTTTGGATGCTACTAGATTTAAATTCTGACGCATCGCATCAACGGCTTTATTAGCCTTTTCTGGATTTTGTTTAATGAATGAGGCAATCTGTTCAAACGCACTACGAGCGTATGAATTACCAAGACGACCAAACTTTTCAAGAATATACTTGTCGCCTAAAAATAGTGCAAGTTTAACATAATCAAGTTTATCTAACTTATAACCTGGTATAGAGATGTTCATATGCAAACCAGTTTTATCATTGGTATAAGCATTGCCATCTTTTGCCCACGCCTTGACCTTATTGATTTGGTCAATCATAGTTGTGATATCAAGTGGTGGTGATACAAACTCTAAACCTTCGCCACCTTTGCCACGAGTAGGTTGTAGACTGCTATCTGGTTCAATAACATACGCATCGTTTGGCTTTGCTATGCCGTGATAACTGCCGCTCTTAATAGTCTTCATACCAACAGCACGACGGAAATCACCTACATCAACAGTAGAGCGAGTTCTGCGGTCATAATAATCAGGTTCAGTCCAGTTTGGCCAAGATAGCCCAAGACTGCTATTATTTGCCAAATTACTCATATATGCGCCACCATAGTTGTCTTCTAAAAATTGTTCAAGATAGTCGTCAATGTTATCGTCATCTTCAAGATTATCTACCCAAGTTTGGAAATATCGTGATTTAAACTCTTCATATGGATCAATCGTATCAATTTCTTTAAATAGTTCTGCTTGATTAGCATAATCACGACCATAACGTTGGTCAATAAAATCTTGAATACGGGCGCTAGTATAATTATCCCATAGCGGACCTTCAATATAATCGTTCCATGCGTCATGGATCAAAGCAGTTGCAAAGTTTACTTCACGACGACTATTGTGGTCGCCAACGAAGAACTGCGTAACATCTTGTACTAATGCACTAAAACTTGCGGTAGAAACACGCTCATCTTGGTCATAGTCTGGTTCGCTATCAAAGTCTTCATATGGATCATAATCATCATCTTCCTCTTCTTCAAGATTAGTGACGATAAGTTCAAATTCAAGACCTGCCTTGGCATTGGGAATCTTTGCCACTGCCGCACGAAGGGCTGACGGACTCATATTCACTTCATTTAGGATTTCTTCAAGGATTAGGTCTTTGTCGCTCATTTATATATTTACCGTTTTTAAGGTTTGCGTTGTTTATTCAAATACTGTACTTTTGCGCCATTTTCATCTGGTTCAACCTCACGATCCCAAGGAAATGTGGCTACCTGACGGTCAGGATAATCATTGCCGCCACCAACAGTTCCTATGATAGAACCAGCGTGTTCATTTTGTTGCGGTCCAAATTTCTTTATAAACTTTGCTTTGTCTTTTGGCATTTCGTAGTCTAATGAAATTTGGTTATCAATTCTGCCTCGCTCATCAACTATTATATCAACTGCAATATGCTTAAATCCAAGTGCAGTTTGTGCATATACACGATACATCTTTTTAAGGTCAGGCAAGAAACCTTGAACAAAAAACGAAACGGTTGCTTTTGCAAAACGCACATATCCAAGTTTAAATGCTTCTTCATATCCATCAATGTCTTTACTATAAAGCCATCCCAGATGTTCTTCCTTCGTAACATATTCAACTTTGCGATTAGGCAAAATCCAACCATGTGTTTCATTCGGGTCAAGTGCTTCTTCAATGCTTTCACTTTGTTGTGCTTCTGCATCCCACTTCTTGTGTAAGAATGTTAGCAAACCTTTTACATCGCTAGCACCGATTTTGCGCATTGCTGCAATAATTTTAGTTGCTGCTTCATAACCACTGTTGCCTGGCTTACGAGCATTGGTAATTTCATTACGTAACCCAAGGTCATCAGCAAACTGACCACCGCTCCAATAGGTTAAACTATAACGCAGTTTATTTGCTTCTTTGGATAACTCACTGCGTTTCTTCTTAAAGATAAGTTCTAACCAAGGAGCAAGATATTTCTTACCATTAAAGGTGCTTATATAACCAGTCTTCTTTTGACCACGAATTAAATCTTGGGCTTTGCTTACTGGTATTGCTCGTTTGGTGTCCTGTAACTTCCACGCATTTTCATTGCTATAAAGATAAGTTGGTAAGCCACGCTTCTTTGCTACAATCATTAACTGACGAGTAGTTGGGCTTGCAAATTCACCTGCTTCTTTAAGCAAAATATGAACGGCTGTAATAGCATCTGCTGGTATTGTTGGCTCACGTGAGAATACACGGTCTTCGCTTTCACTGTGCTTTTGCTTATCAAATCCTGCCCAATAGTCAATTGCTTTAACTGGATAACGACGATTAAACCAATTGCCATCAAGATTAAACATAACAGCAGTGCCGCCAGTAAATTCGTGATAACCGCCTACTTTGCTGCGAGTGGTAGATAAGAAATAGTTATAACCTTTTGGCGCATACTGATCTTCTACACTACCAGTAGAAATGCTCAACATAAACTCATTGTTTTTAAGAATGTTTAATGCTGCCCCTACACTGCCTGTATAGTGGAACAGCACTGGTGATGCTGCTTCGTCAATTTGTGATTCTGCTACTAATTCATTCTTTGTGATAGATTTCATAATCGGTAGATAGCGTGGTTGAACTTTTTCCATATCTTCACGATGTATGTCAAGATGACCTTTGCGAATAAGTTCTGCGTGATACATAAAATCACCAAAACCATCTTCTTCTTGTGAAATATGTTGATTGGCATAGTCTTCAAGTTCTTGTGCTATTGCCAACATGTTGCTATTTGGTTCAATAGTTTCATCTAAATCTTTACGATGACTGCGCTTGTAATATGAACACCAACCATTTGGCGCAATCTTACCACTAACAGCCGAACAACCATGAGGAGGACGCCACATAGTGCAATGATCACAACGTTGACCATTGCGAGGCATATCCTGGTACTTTGCTACGGCTTTGGTTGATTTTTCTGCTGCTTCATCTAAATTTTCATTTGCCAAGTCAGGAGCAACCATATAACTGTTCTTGGAACCTGGTGGAAATTCAAAACGTTCCATGCCTTTCTCACGAGCAGCGGCACGAGCCTTCTTGAACATTAGCGTCCACCAGCGGCGATTAGCATAATCTTTATTGCCCATATAGGCTTTTGGATCAGTAATGCGCAACTCTGCCCATTGGTCAGGAGTTAGGTCTTCATCTAATTCATACTTTGGCAAACCATATAAATCAAGGTCTGTGCCGTGTGTAGAACCATAATCGGTATCGTCCTTATTAGGTTCATATGGTTTGCGACCACGTTTTACAAGTTTAGGATTATCGCCCCAATCGCCACCAATGCCTGGTGCTTCGGTAACAATGCCCATTGCCTTTAACATAGCACGAGCAACTACACGGTCTTTTTCTTTTTCTACTTCTGGCAACTGTGCATAAGTTTGTTGGGCAAGAGCATAACGTTTCTTTTTCTTGTCGGGAATAGTTGGAGTATCTAACTGCAACTTGCCCATATAATCAGCCACGGCAGTTTTATTCCAACCATCGTGGATAGCATTAGCAATTGCTTCTACATCTGTAATGCCACTATCAATCATACGCTTTGCAGCAGTGGCACTTTCAATGTTTGCCAACCAACCAAAGTTATTGGTAGGTGTAGATAAACCATAGTGATAAGCATCATCAAGTGCTTTATCACTTATGTGTGCAAGTTGTTCTACTGATAGGCTTTCACGGATAATGCTTTCACTGATAATACTTTCTTCAACTGTCTCACTTAGTCCCATGCCACTACGAACTGCTTGGAATAGTGTTTTACCATCTACCATAATATTTTGTGGCACACGGGTAGCACGTTCAAATGCTTCTGGGTCACCAATCTTCGCTGCTTCACGAGCATTTGTAGCACTCGTTAAGCGAGGGCTTTCCATAAAGGATAACGGTTCAAACTGATAGAAACCGTGTGCTACTTGCTTGCCGTTGTATTGTTCCAATACTGGTCGCATTGATGCCATATCGTCTTCACCAGCCACGAAAGTGGCACTACGGAAGCCTTTGTCATAAAGATATGCGGCTGCTTGTAAGAATGTTTTAATTGAGGGGTCTTCAACGAGATGTCCTTGTGTTTGTGGATAAAGTGTTTTTACCCATTTTACTTTTTGATCATAGGTAAGAGGATTCTTTTTAGTATCTTGACTTTTACTAAGGAATAATGCCCAACTGCCTTTCTTTGCCACGCTGGCAAGAGTATTAATTAACCCTTCGTGTCCAAAGTGCGGAGGGTTCATACGTCCAAATGCAAATGAAATATGCGGATTTGGTGCTTCGTTAAAAATGGTGCGATGGCTTAAGGTCATTATACAATCCAGATAAAATATTTATCTGTATAATGGGTAGGGGTTAATTTGGTGTCCAGCGATGACGAGGCACAAGTTTAATATTAGGTTCGCCATAATTAACATAACCTTCGCCACCTTTTTGACCTTTGGTAGTTTGTTGAATATCGCCACCTTCACTATCTAATTGGTCAATAATTTGATTCTTAACCGTGCGAAGATTTTCTAATACCGCAAATGTAGCAATAAATCCTCGTTGATTTTGCGCAATCCAGTCTTGAATTTTTTGTTGCATTGGCGCAGATTGCCTGCTACTGCTAGTTAGCCAAGTTATAAATTCACTTGCAAGGTCATTTGTTCTGCCAACCCTTGCCATCTGATTGTTAAAGTTATAAAGAACGCCTTTAAATCCTGCCATTTTCATAGCAGCAAGGCGTTCATCATTTAAAAAATTATCAATAGCAACTTTATTTGCAGCAACATATTTCTGTAAGTCTTGTAATTTTTTTGTATCAATTTTAACGGGTTGCTGTGCATATTTTGGACCCAACACAATTAAACCTTGTGTTTTATTAAATGGCGTAAAATCATCAATAGGTTGCTGTTGATCATCGCCCATACCAAACTGTGGAAAGTATGCATGTCCTACAACTGCTGCGGTTGCTTTTGATATACGTTGGCCAAGTTCAGTTGATTGTGGTACGCTATAGGTAACATTGTTTGGTGTAAATGTGTATGCATTATTTTCTAATTGGGGACGACGCATAAACAATAAATCACCATACACATAACCACGAAAATCTTGTGGAGTTGCTGCTTCAAACAGCGCCCATAGACTAGCATACTCATTAGCAAAACGCATACGTTCATCTTCTTTATCGGGCGTAACATTGCCAGTACTCATGATAAATTTAACAAGTTCTGCTGGACTTTGACTTTTTCCGCTGCTATCGGGTTTTAACCAACCATTGTGTCCAACCATGATAAATTTACCATTTGGCTCACGTCCCCAATATACTTGAGGTTTGCCATCCCATTTCCAACGCACGGTTTGTGGATTGCTTGCGAGAGCGGAAAGACGAGAAATGGCAGTAGATGCACCATCACTGCCATTTATCAATACCAAATCTTCTACGTGCTGAAATGCACGTCCTACTTTTGGTGCCTCGTTTACTATCTGATTTATGAACATCAAATATTTATAGGTTTTCTAAGAACCACATATAGGTAGGAACACTAATAGTTAAACGCCATTCACCATTTAAACCAATAACATTGAGTTTTTCTGGTAACGGTTCATCTTCATATATTGGTTTGCCACCTTTTGTACCAATTTGTTTGTAGAATCTGCTATTAAAATATGCAAGCCATTCTAATTCAATTTCATCAATTTCAACTTCTTTAATCCACAAAAGTTGATCAGATAAAATATTGCCGCTATCATCTACTTCGGTATGTTTTGGTTTTTTGTTAAGCAATCGAATCTTTAACTCATGCTCACCTTCTGGCAATTCTTTAGAAAAAGAAACAGATTTAATTTCTTTATTACTTTCTAATTCAGAAACTTGTCCGCTTTCAATTGATTCATCATCAATTAAAATTTCATAACTTGGCGGCTCATTGTGCCAAGTACTACTAAACTGGATTTTAAATTCTACTGTTTCTAAATCATCAGACATAAAGATTAACCTTTTTTCTTACCTAGCTTTAATTTAATTGGCTGTGGCGAAGCAGTTGGAGTTGCGGGTGCTGCTTGTGCCTGTGGGTCAAGATGATGTGGGCCACCATTTGAAGTTTGGTTGAGCAGAACTTTCTTAAGTTCTTCAACATTTCCCTCATACTTGTGATAACCAGTATGGTCAAGTTTAATGCCAGTGTCGGCAAAAATCTTACCACCTGCCATACGCCATAGATAACAGAATGTCCAATCTTCGGAAAGATAGTTATCATCCTTGTCAATCATAGTATCAAACAAGCCATACATAAGTGGCTCATACTGCGCACCAATGCCGATATTATCACGATACTTAAGTTCTGGATGCAGGTTAATCAATTGTTCAATAACCTGACGCTTTACCATCATGAAGCCTGTTCCAAGGGTTGAAACTTCAACAAGATCACCCATAGTAATTGGATTTGGAACTGTGTTAATAACATAGCGAATTGGGATACGCTTCATTGGATATACGCCACCGACGACATCTTGATTGGCGAGTAGCAAACGAATGATCGCTTCTGGATCAAATCCAAGATCAACGTCAATAAACATTAGGTGTGTTGCTGCTTGGTTAAACAAAAACTTTGCAACAAGGTTGTTTCGCCCACGAGTAATAAGTGATTCATTAACCATCGTATCAATAGAATAGTTAAGTCCCATCTTACCCGCAATAATGCCAAACTTAATCATTGCAATAAAAGTTGCTTCATTGCATAGACCACCATACATTGGTAGGCAGAAATGAATATGTTGTTTTCTTAAAAAATCTAATGCCTCTGGCGGCAAACCAAACGTATTATCTTGTGGTGGTTGTTGATTAATTTCTTCTGTCATTGACTCTTTCCATTAAGTGTAGATATTATTATATATCTACTATAGCAAGTGTAACAGAATTTTTATGTATTGTAAAGAACTCTATTAATATCACCAGCAGAAAAATTTGTGATATGCGCACGGCACCACACAAAATTTCCAGTAAAATTATAATAGCTTGTGCCATTTACAGGATTAGTGCCATCACCAACTGTAGTAGTAGTTATATCAAACCAATCGTTCTCTGTTGGATTTGTTAATAAGGTTGCTTGAAATTTAATTATACCAACAAATCCACTTAAGCTATACGTTACAGTGTGTAAGCCATCTGTATAACCATAGTATCCGTTACCTTTAAAAAGGTTACTGCTCCAAGTAGTACTAACGCCATCATATGGCGGATAAACTTGTCCAAACTGAATTGCACTTAAAACTACTTGCGGTAAGCTAGCCATTATTTTCCACTTCTACTAAACATTTATCGCCAGCTAGTTCTTGAATAACTGCAACTAACTGGTCTATAGTATCGCTATCTAGTTTTGTGTCAGCAGTTTTATTGTCTGCAACTAGTTGCGATACTTTTATTGTAATTGATTCTTCAAATAGTTTAGCCATTGATATTCTCCAATGTATTTATTCTAGGCTTACGCCCACGCTTCTTGCCCGCCCCACGATTCGAGCCATTTGGTTTAATATCATACGCAAGACCAAGGCGAGTAGGTTCCATGCCATCAATTTCATCAATTTTTTCAATAGGAACACTAAATTTGCGACCGCTGCGATGAGAAGAAATAAACTTTAGCGTTCCCTCATCACTTACGACCTTATCTACATTGAGAAATAAACGTTTTTCCATTGGCATACCACCAAATGCTGGAACAGGACAACGTGCTAAAATACGAGTCTTGTCATTTACGATACCACGAGAAATCAATGCTGTTGCTAATTCAATATTCATTATGTTACGCTTTCACTTTCTTTACTAATTTATAGACTTTTTTGATACCATCTTGAAACAACATATACAGTAGCGGAATATTGTCTGCACTTCTGCAATAAACACGAACTGTGCCATAGTAATAACCTGTTTCAAAACCTGTGGCAGTACGAGTACACCAGCGATTTAGTTCGTATGGAAATGACAAGTCATCTTTGTTGTTATTAACAAACTCATACAACTCAAGTAGATTTTCTCGCTGTGTTTTTCTGCCACCATAGCCACCTGTTTGCCAACCCCAATAAGTTTCAAACTCAACCTGATAAGGAATATCTGGGTCATACCTTGTTTCACTTACCAGTTTAACATCAACTGCGATATTGTCAAGGTTTTTAATTTCAGAAATATACTGATTATTGCTTGTGGTAAATCCTTTGACTGATGCAAGCAATGATGGATCAGCAAGAATTGCATCAAGCGCAGTGGTGCTATTCGTAAAGAAACGCAAAAATGATTCTTTACGAAGACGACAGTATGGATCAAGCTTTTTTAAGACATTTCGCATATTTCCAAAAATATTCCAATCTCTTGGAATTGCTAGTTCTACACGAAAATGATACTTTCCATACCATAGTTTGTTTTCGGTACTAATATGCCATTTAAACAAATGGTCTTTAAACCGATCACGGTATTCAATCAGCGTTAATTCTGCTATCTCTGTCATCTTCTGCCACCAATTCTAACTTGTCACCATTTAGGTCCACCTTAATATTAGCATAGTTTCCTGTCTTGTCAAACAGTATTTTCTTTGCTAACGGAACTTTAATGTGTTCATGGATAGTGCGTTGCATTGGTCTGGCACCAAGACTTGGAGTATATCCTTTCTTGCATAACCAATCCCATGCAGCATCAGTAAGTGAAACAGATGTATTCTTTAGGGCAAGTTGCTCATTAAGGTCACGAATAAACTTCTCTGCAACCTTGCGAATTGTAGCGTTATCAAGTTTGTTAAATGTAACAATCGCATCCACTCGATTGCGGAACTCTGGGCGGAAGAACTCCTTAACCGCAGCATCAACTGCATCCACATTTGTACCGCCACCAAAGCCAATAATGTTACGTTCGCTATCAGCAGCACCCAAATTACTAGTCATAATAAGGATAGACTGGCGGCAATCTGCTCGTTTGCCATTGGTGCCAGTGATGAAACCTTCGTCCATAACTTGCAACAGCACCTGTGAAACATCAGGATGTGCCTTTTCAATCTCGTCAAAGAGAATGATAGAATGTGGATTCTTGGCAATCTCACTAATAAGCAACCCACCAGCAAGGTTAGCATCTTCATAGCCAACATAGCCAGGAGGCGCACCAATAAGGCGTGAGATAGAATGACGTTCTTGATACTCACTCATATCAAAGCGCAGCAACTTCATACTTAAACGATCTGCCAATTGCTTGGCAAGTTCTGTTTTACCTGTACCAGTAGGTCCAAGGAACAAGAATGAGCCAACAGGCTTGTTATCAGCCTTTAGACCAGCCTGTGATACCCACACACGGTCAAGGACTTTATCAACTGCCGTATCTTGATTATACACAACTGCTTTAATCTCAGCGCCAATGTTAGGCATAATCTTTTGTGTATTTTCAGCGCCTAACTGTGCTTCTGGAATTCCAGTAATGCGAGAAAGTTCGCGACGAATCTGCGCCACATCAATGGTGCGTGAGCCACGTGCTTTTGTACGGCGCAATGCTGCAGCACTGTCAATAAGATCAATTGCTTTATCTGGAAGTTTCTTATCTGCTTGATAACGAGCAGATAGTTCTACTGCCTCACTAATTGCTTCATCGGTAATTTTTACACCATGAAAAGTTTCATAGTTTTCTTTAATACCAAGCAGAATAGTTTTACAATCCGCAATACTTGGTTCATCTACAGCAACACGATTGAAACGACGCATAAGCGCACGATCTTTTTCAAACTGCTGAGTATATTCTTCCCAAGTAGTTGCAGCAATAACCTTAAAATCACCACGAGCAAGTGCTGGTTTTAACATATTAGAAAAATCTACACTGCTATTACTGCCACTGCCAGCACCACGCATCTGATGCGCTTCGTCGATGAATAAAATAATGTTACCAAGTTCGGTAGCTGCTGTGATAATTTCTTGAAGCTTCTCTTCAAAATCACCACGATACTTTGTACCGGCAAGCAGCGAACCAATGTTTAAACTATAAACTTCATGGTCTTTTAGGAATTTTGGTACGTCGTTATTGACGATATTATATGCAAGACCTTCTGCAATAGCAGTTTTACCAACGCCAGCGTCACCTACTAGTAACACATTGCATTTGTTCTTGCGAGCAAGAATCTGCGTCATATCAGCAATTTCAGTAGTGCGACCAATTACCGCTTCAATCTTGCCATTGCGTACCATCTCATTTAAATTAGTACAATGTTCATCTAGCGCATTGTTTGCTAGGTTAATATTTTTCTTGTTCTTGCTCTTATTATAAGTTTCAATAACCTTTTCAGGTTCAACGCCATATTTTTTTAGATAAAAAGCAGCATGACTATGTGATTCTTTTGTAATTGAAAGATAAAGATCACTGATATGAATAGTTTGGCGACCAAGTAAAATTACTTGTGTAAAAGCACGATTGAATACTCGCTCAAGACTTTGTGTCTTTTTCGGCTCATCATCTATATTACTTTGTGGATAGTTTTCGAAGATATAATCTTCAATTTCTTTGGCTAGATTCTCTACATCTACACCCATTGTCTGTAATACTTGCATAAAACTTTTTTCATGTAGCATAGAATATAGTAAATGTTCAACTGTAAAGTATTGATGATGGTTTTCAGCAGCAAATTGCTTGGCTACCTTAACAATTTTTTCAAGATCGTTGTTGCTATTAAATTGGGTCATAATATTAATATAGCACCTTTTCTATTTAAGTCAAGTGTTAATTGGTTTGATTTTTTGTATTTGTGCAATTAAATCAAGTTGTTGTGCAGTAAGTGCAGATGGTATAAGGATATTAATCTTGGCAATATACTTGCCACGAGTACCGTTCTGTCTAGGGAATCCTTCGTCAGTTATACCAAACTGGCTTTGATGTTGAGTTCCTGCTGGAATATTAATTTCAATTGTTTTACCACTTGGTAACATAATTGGTATATTGCAACCCATGATTGCTTGGAAACAATCAATTGTTATTTCTTCAATAATATTTTCGCCATTTCTTAAAAATCTTGGATGGCTACGAACTATTATCTGAACTTCTAAATTACCACGAGGCACTGCTGGATTAGCATCATCGCCACGTCCAGAAATAGTAAAAACATTACCGTTTTCAATGCCTGGTGGAATTTCTAGTTGCAAAGTATCGGTTTGATTTGTTGTTCTAAATTCAATAACTTTTACTTGACGTTCGAACGTTTCTAAAAAATCCATTTCAATAGTTACACGAATATTACGATTTCGTGGTTGCTGACGAGTGGCAAATCCAAACTGTTGTGCAAATTGTTCGTGAAATGCACCAAATGGGTCTGGTCCGCCGCCAAAATTAAAATGAAACTCAAATGGATTACCGCCACCACGGTGTTGTGCCTGGCCATATGGATTATACTGTGGTTGTGGATTGCGCCGAGTATGATCATAATGCGCACGAGCGTTTGGATCACTTAATGTGCTATATGCCTCGTTAATTTGCTGAAACTTAGCCTGATCACCACCCATATCTGGGTGATGCTGTTTAGCAAGGCTTCTAAAAGCTGCCTTTAATTCTTCGGGGCTAGCAGTTTCTGCCACTCCCAATGTTTCATAATGATTCATTTTTATTATACAATTTTTCTGCGTTTTTATAAGCAATCTTCTCACAAATATGTGGTGGTACTTGTGCTAAAATTTCACGCCATACATCAATAATTTCTGGATAATGTTCCCAAGCAGCAATAGTATGACAGTCTGTGCCAAACATGATTTGATCTTGCCAACGATTTAATAAAGCCAACCAGTCACGTTTAATCTTACCATTGGTTTCTAAGAAACTGCTTTCTAATCTTGCTTGTTTTTCTTTGCTCTTTAAACTATAACGACCTACCCAATCACCATATTTGTTGAGCCATATTTTGCGAAAATGAAACATATCTTTTTTACTAATCGTCATATAAACATTTTTATGACGATTTAATATTTCATTTGCATGTGCATCATCTGTGTATGCGCAATGTGGAATAATAAAATTAACATCTGAATATTCAGAAAATAATTTATTAAAATCTGGCCAATCACGTTCCCAATTATAATTTTCCCAATGAACCATTACAGGTATATTACGTCCTCGCAACCAATTCATAAGTATTTTACTATTTGGTGCTAAACAATTAACATATCGCTCACCAGTTAGATTTTTTTCTTTAAATTCAATAATATGCTGCTTATCAGCATGAACATAATGAAGTTCGCCAATAAATTTTGCGCCTGCCCGAACTTCATCCATTGTATCTTTAACAAAAGCCGTAGTTAAATCATCACGTTGATCCATACGCTTGTATGTGCCTAACACAATCTGCCCTGGATATTTCTTAGCAATATCTATAGTATGCTGACGACCATCTTTTTCTTGTTGATAACGTCCAAACAGCGCAAGGCGATACACTCCAGTTTGATTCATCATATCAATAATATGTTCGCCACTGACATTACTATTAATTTGTCCCATTGCGTCAAATATAGGACCATTGTATTTTACTTTTGGTTTGTTTAGTTTATTGAGTTTTAATCGCAAATATACAAAATATTCACAAAAATCTTGATAAAAATTATTCAGCATAGAAATCTCCTCACTTAGATAATTATGCCATGATAAGGTCTATCTGTCAAGAATTAAGTGGTGCTGATTGAGCCACCAGGTGGCTTTGTTGCCCCTGTTGCTGCGCTTGCTGCGGATGTTTTTTCTTGAGTTCTGCCATAAGCAGAAATACCAAGAATCGCACCAAATGCAAGGTGAATTAACCCACCATTTGACAGTGTAAGGCTTTGCCATTGAGCATAGGTAACTGTATTTGCACCTAAACTTTTTAAGAAAATTGGCATCAACATGCTTAGAATTGGTGCAGCAACAAAGTCAAAGAAACAAATTAGCATATAAAGCCAACCCATTGCAGGACGCCAATATGACTTCATCCAGTGTTCGCTTGCTTTATCTTCTTTTTTATTTTCTTCTTTGGCTATCTGCGCACGTTCATACGCAACTTCATCTTCTTTTTGGTCTTCATGACGATCTTCAATCGCCATCTTATGATATTCTTTCTTTTCTTCTAACGCAAAACGCATTTCTTCAAGACGAAGTTTGCGAAGTTCAATATTATTTTGGTCTGATTCTGATAATACAGGTGCAGGTGGAGCAGCAGTTTTTAGCTGTGCATCATCTGGACGTTCATCATCCGCCATACGACGAGGGCCAACTGGCTCATCATCATCTTCAATTGGTGCTGCCACTGGTAGTTCCTGACTTGGTTGTACCTTGGGTAGAGGCTTGGGAATCGTAATAAGATTTGTATGCGTTAATTTGTGCTTGATATTGTCTAATGACTTTAACAAGATTGGCTTGATTAACAGATAGGTCTTCGTAATCTCTTGGGTTAATGGCGAAAAGGCTTTCGCTATGTGCTTTTCCAAATGCCGTGTCAATGTGATCTTCACTTCCAGGTTTTGCTGATTTATTTACCACGTGCCATTCAACGTCATTTAACTTAACTTGATCTACGCTAGGTAGTACAAGTGTTGGACGTTCAACAGTAACAACTGCTGTGGTAGGCTGCATTGTTTGACAAGCAGCGAGTAATAAACATAAGGGAATTGCTTTAGCAACCTTGAGCATTGGTTAAACCTTTATTGACAGTATCTTCTATGCAGCGGAATGATTTGGCTGTTGCATCATTCATACGCTTTTGTAATTCTGTAGGCTTGCTTTGTGCAAATGCGCCAAGGTCACGATTATTCTTTGTGAATTTTTCTTGGATATCTTGCACTTCATTACGAGCAGCCTGATAATCATCAAATGTTTTTTGTGAAATTGCTTGCTGTTCTTTTAAATCTGCTTGTGTTTTTTCTAACGTAGCAGTAGTAGTCTTAAGAGCAAAGTCTTTTGTTGCTACTTCTTGATTTAATCTTGCCAATTCATCTTGAGTATATTTAAAATACCCAACACCTGCGCCTATTAAACCAATGATAACAAATATCTTCCAAAGGCTAAATCCGAACATTAGATAATCCCACTTAATCGCTTGATGTCTTCTATATCACTATTTAACTTTTTAGTTTCATTTTTTATTCTTGTGAAATTTTTTACACTTTCATCATATTTTTCAGCAGTAAGCGGAACTATTTTTTCAAAATTTTCTTCGTTCATCTGTACATAATCGCCGCTTTTATACCAACGAAATTTCCATGAATCAGGTTTAATACCAGTTAGATGATCGAGGTCACCTAACATTTCTTTTATATAATTAAAGATGCCTGGTTTGCGTTGCACTTCAACAAATACTAAACGTTCATTATCGCTAACTTCACCTGTGCTTACGTCAGCGTCTAACACCCAATCGTAGCCATTTTCTAGATAGCTAACAAGATCATTTGCTGGCATAATATCACGAATTTTAAAACTTAAAGTGACAACATCACTTGCTTGTCCCATCTTGCTGTTATATTCATCAATGTGAATAGTTTCATCAACAAGATAGTTAAGGTCGCCCATTTGCAAACCTTCAGATATTTGGTTGCGCATTTTCTTCTGCTCCTGGTACTTCTTGTGGTGCAGCCTGAGGTGGCGCATTATTTGCAGTACTCTTATCAGTTAGACCTTTTTCTATACTAGTTTGTAAATCAGCCAAATCAACTTCTTCACCTGCAATTTCAACACTTCCTTGCTTAATATCACTCATAAGTTTTTTTGGCAACATCATTTCCACATACCAAATTGGAAAATCAACTAATTTTCCTTTATGGCTACCTGGTCTAATATCTGCTGGACTGCGAATTTCTACAGGAACTTGAACTTTATCTTTGGTATAAGTTATCTTTGCACCATATGGCATAAGACGTTTAGCTGCAGATGGGTCTGGCATACGATCAAGTGGCCACATAAATTTGCATTTTACCCAATAACGACTAATAATTGGACCTTCTACTAACTCACCCAAACGCCAGTTTGGAAATGCATAAAAATCCATACTATCTAACACACGTTCAAAATCACATAGCATGCTTAAGCTAGCATCGCTCATATATAATTTCTTTATGCTTTCTAAATTTGCTTTAACACTCATAGCAACACCTTTGAGATATTTATGATTGTTAATGGTCTTCAAAGATTACAACATAATTGTCATATTATGGCATTAAATAATTATGTGTTACAACCAACACAGGAATCTCAAATGCAGCATAAGCGTAAACAGAAATATAATCAGCCAACAAATAGTTTTAACAATGGAAACGGAAACTCAAACAAACGAAATTATAATAATGTTATCGAACCTGACCAATTCTTACCTGCTAAAAAAAGAAATGTAGATATAATCCCAAGAAACCTTAATCAAGAACATTATCTTGACCTACTAATGGATGATAGTGTAAGTATCATCATTGCAAGCGGACCAGCGGGAACTGGTAAAACCTTACTTGCAATGCAAGCCGCAATTAAAGCCTTAAAAAATCGTGATATTGAACGTATCATCCTTACTCGTCCAGCAGTGGGCGTAGAAGGTGAAAAACATGGTTTTCTACCAGGTGATTTAAATGCGAAAATGGAACCTTGGACCAAGCCACTGTTTGATGTTCTCCATGAGTATTATAGCACTCGTGAAACTCAACAGATGGTAGAAAATCAAGTAATTGAAATTTGCCCACTGGCATTTATGCGTGGTCGTACCTTCAAGAACTCTATGATTATTGCTGACGAAATGCAGAACGCAACACCTAATCAAATGAAAATGTTGCTTACTCGTATCGGTGAAGGCAGTCGGATTATTGTGACAGGTGACGTTCGTCAAACTGATAGAACAGAAGGCGAGAATGGTCTATTAGACTTTAGCCGTCTTATTGAACGTTTTACTGATAGTGATCATGTTGGCACAGTTGAGTTCAACGGTGGTGACATTGAACGTCATCCTGCAGTTGAAGAGATTCTACGCATTTATGGCGATATTTAATTATTAGGACGACTTAATATCTTTAATAATTGCCAATTATTATAAGCTTCTTCAACGGATGGGTTTTCATGAGTCATATCTTTTACCCAACTGGTTTCTTTGACCCATCCGTTGATTTTATTTTCATATGAAGCAACCATCCATGCTTCTACTAGGTATTGTTCATACCAAGTGTCATTTCCATTATCATCTTTTTGCAATCCAAAAAACGCATTGCCATCCATAATAGCAATTGTTTCTGCAATAGGACGCAACATGCGTTTTTCTTGGGCAGTAAATTTCTTTTTGCGTGTTTTCTTATACGTGTTATATATATGACTAAGAATTTCCATTAACTTCCGCTAACTCACACAATGTCGCACTAAGATTAATTTCTGCATCGGCAACCATAGAATGATTGACTAGCCCATTACGAATGATAACAATAGCACGATCTTGCCCCTCATCACTTGTTGAGAACAATTCAAGATTGTCATACATCCAACGAAATACTTCTTCAATTTCATCAGCACGAACTTGGTTGCATAACAATTTACGTGCTTCTCGCACCTTTCCATTCTTAAATAATTCAACTGCGGCAATGCGGTAATCGCTACTGCTTTGCGTATCATTACTCGCAGAACTTAAGGTTCCACCATTACTTGCGCTTTGCAAACTGTTAATGCATTTGCGCAGATCAGGATATGCTGCAGTTACATAGCTATCCAGTGTATCTAATTCAAAATCAACGCCTTCTTCAACAAGAATGGTAGCAGCACGAGCAGTAAATTCTGTTTTATCAAGACGTTCAATATGAAAACCTTGACAGCGGCTATGAAGTGCTGGGATAATCTTATTAGGATAGTTACAGGTCATAATGAAACGTGCGCTTGCACTATAAGTTTCCATCAACCCACGCAACACTGCTTGCGCACTTGGTGAAAGATAATCTGCCTCATCTAGCAGAACAATCTTAAACTCACCAAATGGCATTGTAGATACAAATCCTTCAATCTTATCACGAATGAAATCTACACCATTATCACGAGAAGCGTTGATCTGCAACACATCAAAGTCATCTACGCCCAAGTCATGGATAAGAACTTTGGCAAGCGTTGTCTTGCCTGTACCAGGTCCGCCACTGAATAATAAATGTGGAATAGTACTGTCACTAATCCATTGACGAACTTGTGCCTCTTGAGCAGCATCACGCCATACATAATCGACCACGCTACTTGGACGATACTTTTCAACCCAAAGATAATTTTTTGTCATAGGATTATATTAACACTGTGTTAGAGGAATGTCAATTGTTTAATAAGTTGGATTTAAACCAACAGTTAAATCTTCTTTTGGTGGCTCATCGCTGCTCATAAGAATATCTTTGGGATCAACTAGACGAATGGTAGTTGATACACCATCTTCATCTGTCATGTCAAGCCCACGAGTCCAACGACCATGTGCAACAAGGATATATTCACCTACTTTTACATCTTCTTGTTTTGGTCCAATCGCTACTACTTCTGCCCAACGAGGACGAATACCCTGACCTTTCTTATCATCGTCAAGAATAATAATACCACCAAGAGTCATGCGTTCGCCAAAATCCATATCTTTGACCATAACATTATTCTTAGTTGGTTGAATTTTACGATAATCTTGATTATAATGTAATGTGCTACTGCGTGGTCCAATGGTAGTTTTCATATTCTGTTTCTCTGATTTCTTAATTTTTCTGCTAATTCTTGACTACGAACAAGTGCATCTGCATATCCACCACTTGTTGGTGCAGCAGTTGTTGGTTCAACAACTTGTGGATTTTCTTTACTTGCAGCAATGTCACTTGCTGGATCAGTGATAGGTGTTTCAAATATATCAGCGATTGCAGCCTGCGAAGCTTGATCACTATTAGCATATATCGGGTTATCACTTAATACCGAACCTTTTTGTTGTTCATAAACTTCTTTCATGATTTCATCCCTCGTTTTAGCTATTACGCCGCCTGGACCAATAATGTCACCACGTGCATTTTGACGACTGTTTCCGACAGCAATAGTACGTTCTTGATGAATCTTTAATGCATTGATATCTAAATATTTTCCAGTTGCTGTTCGATACACACCCATTTCTATTCCTTTTACACTATTTAACGCATAAATTCATTGAAGTTTAAATTATTTTTAAGACTATGAATACGATGGACGCCAATTAGGTATAGCACGAAACTTGCTACACTTGAACCACGACCAACACCCCATACTACACTATTTTTACGCATCGTGTCAACAAGATATTTTAAGTATTGCAGCAGTGGCAATAAACCTCTGTCAGCATATTCCATCAATTCTTGACCAGCACGTTGCAATTCATTTTGGTCTGCACACTGTTCCAATACCCACTTGGCAATATCCATATTCTTATATTCATCGGGCATAAACCATTCTTGTTGGTTCATGCTATGATATTCTGCTACTGAACCATTTAACGTTGCTAGTTTTTTAAGTGGCTTGTAATCAAGATATAAACTCTTAATAGCAGAATTATACTTTTCTGGATTTACAATGGTAATATCATCAATGGTAAGTTGCGGATTTGTATATAGTAATTCCGCTAACTCACTGTCGCTAATTATACTGCGACCATATTCGTCAAGATTTGTCACCCTTAATAACCTCTGGCTTCCACCCTTTTTTAAGTGGAACAATGTTGTTTTCTGATTTCTTCTTGATTATTATAGCAGGTGGTTGATCCCATTGCAATATTGTTGGCCAATCATTTTCATCAGTTTCAACTATAAATTCTTTATTCTTTTTAATTGGAACGTCCCACGTAGTAGGAGTTGGTCTAAACCACCATGCTGGTTTTTCCCAACTTTTCATCGCCAAATCATCCATTACTTCTTCATTAGTAACAATATCTTCATCGATGTTTAATGCAATATCATCACTTTTATCGCTGCTAACAGAAATATATTCAAGAGTCGTTCGACCCTGTGTAATACTCAAAATCTTATACCACGTAACAACACCAATAACAAAGTTATTTGGTTGATATGGTAAGGTTACGATGCGAGATTTAAATTTCTTGTGCAGCGTTGGAAGTAACGGATTTTCTAAATGCACAAATATTGCATCTTGATATAAATCTTTTATTAAACTACGTATTCTACCAAAAGAAGTTTGTGGGTCTTCTTCATTGATAGATTCATCATTAAACCCAATGCTAATAGTATAATCGCATGGTTCAAGATAATCTTTAAAACAATTGATAGCAGTAAAATTTACATTCCAACTTACATCACTCATCCTATATCCAAACTATCCTTGAAAATTGGGTTTTCTTTTGCAGCATTTGCTTCTGCACGATAACGAGCGTTAATTTCTTCTTGGTAAGTATCTGCAACCATCCGCAACTGATTTAACATAGCAGTGTTACCCATCTTACCAGCAAAAGACATTTTCTTGTATGTTTCGTTGATAGTTTTGAGCAACTCATCCAATGTTTTTTCAGTTAAATTGCCCATCAATGGATGCATTATAGATCACCCTTCACACGATTTTCACTATGCCAAGCATCAAATTTGCCACCTGGATAGCGTGATTCTAACTTCTTTACATTTTCATTAATAACATCGTTTGGATCAAGTCCAAGTGCAGTACAGGCATTCATCCAATACCACATGATATCGCCTAACTCACGCTTCATATGGAATACGTTTTCTGCATTAAGTGGCTTGCCTTGAAAAAACATCTTCTTGATGATTTCATTAAACTCACCACTTTCAGCACTCAAGCCCATGCCAGCCGTCAATAACAATGCTGGACGAATATTGGTGCGGTCTTCTTGATATTCACTTAGTTCTTGGAAACGTTTTTCGAAAGCATATTCATACTTGCTTTCAGCACTAGTTACTTCTAGTACAAAGTCTTGGTACAGTTTAAGGTCTGTCATGATTTACTCCTACACTAATATAACGTTAGATAGGCTAGTAGTCAATATTAAATTTGTGTTTTAAACCATTTCTCAATGCCAGGATTACGTGGCGCACCAACGTAAGTATATCCCAAGTGAGCACCAGCACTTAATGTAGTAACATTTCCATTGATTGTATTAGCATGTAACAAATATAGATTAGAAACATTAACGTTTGCAGAAATCTGAACTACCTGACCATCAACTGCATAAGCAGGAAATGTAACATTAACGTTGCTAAGTTGTGTTCCAGTAGTACTGTCAAGGATAAGCTTGGTAGCCATTGTAATGGCAGTTGGGCTAGCAACTGTTCCATTTGCAACGTTAGCATACTGATAATCAGTATTATTACGCTGGCGAGATAGTGGGAAAACAGTAATGGTTGCGCCAGCGTTGTCGCTTACGAACTCATACCAGTATGTTCCAGTTCCACTCTGAGTGTAACCAATGCTATTATTGCTTGCATTATATTCTTGTAGATATTGCGTACCAATGCTTACTGCGCTTGGTAGAATCATGCGATGTGAAGAATCTCTAACAATTAGCTTTAAACGGATACGACCAACCGTGCCTGCTGCTGGAAAATTTGAAAATGCAACAGTAAATGTACCATTAGTTGAAACTATTTGGTAATGCCCACGGGTATGATCTAGTGTTACGTTTGTACTTACAAGACTATTATCATATTCTGTTTCACGAAAATCTTGAATTTGAGCACTGCTTAATAATGTACCAGCCATATTGTTATTAAGTGTGGTACCAGTTAGCGCACTCTTAACAATAACCTTGTTTTGCAAATCAGTGATTTCACTTGCAGCATATGCAAAGTTGTTAAGGATGTTGGTAAAGTTGTCACGAAATCCTTGACTGTCATTGTCAACGCCTGCTACAGGATATGCGCCATTGATATTGTTAGGATTAATATTGCTCATTTATTGGTTTCCATGTCTGTGGTATTTAGTTGTTTCATTTATTTATTTTAACAAATTTGTTTGTTTTAGATTTATCCATTATTCAAGAATATTTTCACGAGGAAATTTTAAGTAACTGTCATTGGCAAATGGTATTGTATATTGGTCTTCGTTGTTAATAAACACTGTTGCTTTTTTATCAAAAGTAGTAGGTGATTTAAGTTGAATTGTGCTAATATTTACTGACACATACGTTGGTACTGTTTGACCAGCAATACCAATACTTGCAGCACTATATTCTAATGTTTTGCCAGATTTTGCACCGAAGCGTACTGATACTACCTGATTAACTGTTATTTCTTTTACAAATGTAAGTGTTACTAAATTATTTGCGATAGAAATACTCCAGACACCAGCACGTTTGTTAGTGTTA